GTGTGCTCTAAGCACGGCGCTCCGTGGCAGGTCATGCTCATTAGCATGGCCCACACCAGGACCCTAGGGAGGTATCCTAGATGACAGATGAGACCCACAAAACCAGTACTTACTGGGTGCGTGGCGGAATGGAAACGCTCAGCCACAACCGTTATGGTGGTGGTGTTTCTTACTCGAAATCAACGAGTGGGAAATGCGAGCGTGAAAGTTCCGGAGTAAAGAACCCAATGTGGAAGCAACTCATCTCGTCGGGTAACAATGCTACTACGCCTTTCCAGGCGCAGGAAACAATGTTTTATCCGATGAGTGGGTACGCTGACATAAGGTACACTTACTCGCCTGATCCTAATCCAGGAGTTGATGTAGTAGTGTCAGTGACTACCCAAGGCACGGAGGTTATACCGCCGTGGCAAGGGAAGTCCTTCTATTACCTCATCAACCAACTATCTGGGACCAAGGCCGACAATGAAGCGAAAGCCAATTTCGTTAAGAAAGCCCGAGCTGCCCAGACCTCCTTTCAAGGAGGCATATTTCTGGGAGAAATTCGGGAAACGATTGGCTTGCTAAGAAGTCCGGTAAAATCGCTCAGGCGGGGCTTGAATGCGTATCTCGCGGCCGTAAAGAAACGGTCGCGACGCATCCGTTCTACTCCTAGGAGTAAACGGAAAGGTGCCGCTAAGAGAATTATATCGGATACGTGGCTCGAGCATTCCTTTGGGTGGGTTCCTCTCATCCATGACATCGATGACGGCTTAAAAACCTTAACCGATGCTATGGTGAAAGAGTGGCCTAGCAGTAAGCTTGTGGTTGCATATGGTAAAGATAAAATAAAATATCTTGATTCGTATGCAATTATAGGCACTGCGACGACCCCCTACCTTAGGTTTGAGACGCGCCAATTTACCGAGGTATTTGTTAAGTACTACGGTAAAGTCTCTATAGGGTCCAATAGTGTTAGCAATCTTCAACGCATCGGTTTTGATGTGTCGAATTGGTTGCCTACACTTTGGGAATTGGTCCCCTATAGCTTCTTAGTAGACTACTTCACCAATATTGGTGACATAGTCTCTGCAGCATCCTTTAATAGGAGTGACGTGCGGTGGATCAATAGAACTGAAGTTCGAAGTGATATACAGGAGGCTCATCAGCCTTCTGTCATTGCTCCGGCTTCTACTTCTTCAATCTCCGTCGCCACACGCTGCAGCGCTTCTACTGGTGTTTACTATAAGAGAAGGGTTGTTGATAGAGACATCTATCATGGTGATCTTGTCCCTAGCTTGGAATTCTCAATTCCGGGCATTGGCAAGAGGTGGCTTAATATGGCCGCCCTCGTTAACAACTCCCGTCGGACTAGTAAGCAAATCAACCGCTATCTTAACGGATAGTTTAACCTACTCATTTCATGGAGATTAACCATGAGTTTCAGTCCTTCCTCACCTGTTACAGGTGGTGCTCAGACAGGCCTAACCAGCCCGACGTACACTCTCACGAGTGACTCGCCTCGTGCGAACGGCGTCCAGTTTGTTGTTTCCGCTCTTGGCGGAACACAAACTGGCGTCGAAGCGCATTCGGTGTCTGCTCCTTTCACCCTGACTATGGAAAGGCCTAACCAGTTTCGTCAACTGGGTACGCCAAATCCCGCTACAGGGGTGATCGGGTCGGTGCCTCGGAACACGTACACTATCCGAGTTCGGAAAGGTGTACAGGTCTCCGCTGATCAGCCGTATCATGTTGCCATGGCGGAGCTCAAACTGAGCATTCCGGCTGGCGCAGATTCGTATGATCCGGAGTCTATCCGGGCAATGGTATCCTTGCTTTGCGGCTCATTGTGGGCCGAAAGTTCGGATGTCGGGCAGGTGATGATCGATGGCGTTGTTTAAATACATCGTCCGATCAAAACTCGTCCGGCGCCTTTTAATAGGTACCATAGTTGCTATTCTTGTGTGGCTTTCAACTTACCTCGGTGTTGACCTTGGTGAGTTGATGGATGACCTTATCAAAGGTCTTCATCTAGCCATCGAGTCATAGCAATACCGAAACGATACTAGGAGATTGGTTATGAGTATTCCATACCTTGCTCTTTATAGTGACCTGCTATCAGACCTCAGGGACTCCTGTCCTTCATTTACTGCTCAAACTGAGCAAGATGTGAAGGAATGGGAATCTTACCCTGGGATTTCCCTCCAGACCTACCGCGCTTACGCTCTTGCAAAGTCGTTCTTCAAGAAATTTGAAGATCGCTCTTCTGCGGAGTGTGAGCAGGTGGCATTGGAATCCTTTATTTCCGCGAATCAGCGGTGTAGGGATTGGGAATTACGCATCTGTGATATGGAGGGCGAGCTCCTTTATGGGCTCTTCAAGGATCGCATTCGTGCTTTCTTTGAACCTAACGGCAACCCTTTAATCCATTCATTTCATGAGGTCTTCGACCACATGGATGTTGGACCTGGGGCCAGCGTTGGGGCCGACGGCAATGACTTCTATACGAAGTTATGGTCATCTCCATTGACACTCACTGATACGTGTCTGAATACCCTCTACGGTGCTTTCATTGAGAGCTTCCCTAATTGGCGTGTGGCAGAAGAAATTCGCCATGACCAGTTCGGTGGGCCCGTGAAAGTAGCAGGTAGTCGGCTTAGCTTCGTACCTAAGAACGACAGTACTGCACGGACTATATGTACGGAACCTACGTTGAACATGCTTGTTCAGCGGGGGCTTTCCTATCATATAGAGAGACGGTTGTCTAAAGTCTTTGGTATCAACCTAGACTCGCAACCTTTCATCAACCGTGCAATGGCTGAGGCCGGTAGTCTGGATGGATCGTTCGCTACGATCGATCTTTCCCAGGCATCCGACTCCATCAGTCTTTCGATGATTGAACAGGTTATACCAGGCACTTTCAGTGCTTGGCTTAAACTTGCGCGTTCACCGAGGACTGTGCTTCCCTCAGGGGAGGAGCTAGAGCTCAATATGGTTTCGTCTATGGGTAATGGTTATACCTTTACCCTCCAGACTGCCATATTTTGCTGTGCTGTAGCCGCCGCATACGAGGCTTCAGACCTGAAGCTTCGTAAGAGTAAAACCCCTAGTCAGGGCAATACTCGATTTGGAAATTTCGGAGTATTCGGCGACGATATCATCGTCGTTGGGCCGATCTACCGCAAGGTAGAAAAGCTCTTGAATATTCTTGGTTTCCAGGTTAATGGCGACAAGTCCTTCTTTGAGGGGCCGTTCCGCGAATCTTGTGGTGGAGACTTCTTTGATGGGTCTCCTGTTAGGGGGATATATATAAAATCCCTTAAACGCCCACAAGACCGCTATGTTGCCATAAATCGCCTCAATGAGTGGACTGCACGTACGGGGATTCCTCTCCGCCGTGTAGTTAAAAGGTTGGTCGCCAACGTTCGTTGGTTACCAATTCCACTGTATGAGAACGATGATGCCGGAGTCAAAGTGCCACTCTCAATGGTTGAAAATCCAAAGAGAGATCCCAACCTCTCGATCTTGTATCGACGTTGGGCTTCTGTTCAATCCAAAATGCGATTGACAGATGGTGCTTTGATTGTGCCGAAGGGAGCACGCAACAGGTTTTATAACCCTAGCGGTTTGCTCTTGGCTGGCCTTCGAGGCAACATAAAGAACTGTACTATTGGGATCAGGCTTGGTCCCGCCAAGTACAGAACGAAGCAG